ATAAAAGGTTTACGCATTGCACTGTTCGCTCTTATATATTCAGTTTCTTCGTCATCGTAATCAAAGCCATAATCATAAAACTTTTCAATCCAATATTCTCTTGTTCTGCAATTGACATGATGATGTCCAGCATGTCCAGGTGGCGCGGCTGTGCATACGATATACTGACACTTCTCAAAGAGACACATCCAGTTATCCATATACTTTTCTTCAACGTGTTCTAAAAACTCTACGCTCCAACCTAGATCAACATCAGGAATAATCTCAGGTTTACCTTTTGTAAAATCGTGTAGGGTAACAGGTATCTCTAAGTTTTTCCAACGCTCTTGTAATGTAAAGTCTCCATCTATTCCTACAGCTTCTATGCCTTTATCGTTAGCTATCATGACCATGTCTCCTGGTCCACAACCAACATCAATCATAGATTTAATGCCGTACTTTTCTAACATATAAATGAGCGTTGCTCTATCTGTATGTACCTTATTCAGGTGACCGCCAAGATGGTCAGGTAATTCATTCATTGTGTAACCATCACAGTGGCGGATTGATGCCAGTTTCTACAGATAGGAATAACTTTACGATTACATTCTTCAAGCCATTCATTCATTGCTTTCCATTCGTGCGCCTTCCAGTTTGTATAAAACACTCTTTGTACATTCTTAGGACTAGCTTCATTGAATACATATCTCCAACATGACAACTCATCGAACCTAATAATAGTACCAGGAACGATCATATAGTTTATACAGTTTAAAACGATTTTTGTTGAAGAGTAAATATCAGCATCTAAATTAAGAAACGATATTTGTTTTGATTCTTTAGTTGCCCAATCAAGGATAGTATTGTCGAACCACCCCTTGACTAATGTTACATTATCTTCTACTTTAGGGGGTTCTCCGCCTCGGTCAAATGCTGTTGCGGGAACTATCTTCTCCCCTGTGTCCATATCTTCAGGCAGACCTTCAAAACTATCAAAGCCAGTAAACTCTAAATCAGAGCGTAGCTTTGCCATATGATTGATTGTTTCACCAGAGAATACACCAAACTCTAGATTAAGTCCCCAATTGCCTACCATAGGCATGAGCCAATCTAGTTCACGTAAACGGACTTCATTTGTATTTGTGTCTGAGATTTGAAAAGGAAATTTCTTGATATATTCAAAATCTGAAATCTTCATTTAATGATCTACCCTTCACTATATGGTCCGCTTTGCGATACCACTTACCATTAATGTTGTCATTGTAATATTTATCGTCTTCTAAAACGTTCTGAAGAAACTGTTGTTTTACTTCTTCATAGTTTACATCACCTTTGGTTGTATGTAAAGATAAAATTACTCTTTTATAATTTTCTTTACCATGCTCTTTGATTTCATCTTGCAAAACCTTGTTAGAGCCGTAATAACTTTTCCAATCGCTTTCCGTCTTTGAGCGGCGCGTTGCGCCCTTTTTCCTACGTCTACTGTAGAAGTATTTTCGTCCAATATAGAATCGACTAGTAATTTGTGATATAATGACATATACGAATCCTTCATACTTTTTTATGTCTTCAGTGTTAAATGGTTTATTATTGAATGTCCAAGGATTTTCATAATCAGTGTTCATCGTCAAATAATGATTGATCTTCGTCGTCATCTTCTAGATCATCTTCATCCTCATCAAAGTCTGACATGTCTATTTCTTGCCCACAGAAAGGACAGAATATAGGTATTTCTTCTGTACCATTATCATATACTGATATAGTATACTCTTCTCCACAACTATCACAAATTAACTCATATACTATGTCATCTGATTCCACGCCATTTTCCTTTTATCCTGTGTTTGCTTCCATAAGAGAAAAATAGCCGTCTAAATCCATGGTGACAGGTTTGTGTTCTTTCGTTTCGATACGTGAAACTTTTCCGTGTATTGGTTTAGAATAAAACTCTACTAATTTCTCAACTGCGTCTTTCTCTATATTATCTATATGTTCTGTATGACCACTATCAAAGTATATAGTCAAATCTACTAACATACTTTTTCCCTTTTTGTTGTTGTCCCGTTCTTCGCGCCTTTCACGCATCTTACGTACTAAAAACATATCCCAAGATTCATTAGAATTAGTTTTATAATCAAACATTTCAGATTTTAACATAACAATGCCCAATCTTCTGCTTTAGATTCTACTTGATCTATAGACATAGAAGGGCAAGGTTCTGTCCTTATAACATCTCCCGTCTTGTTAATATACTCTATAAAAAGACCACCCTCTACAATATCTTTACACACTACTGCTCTGGAATCATAGTTAGGGTCTTTATAATAAACACTAATAACTATTTTATGATCAGGCATCATGATTTAATATTCCTTCTAATATTGCCATGCGAATGAATAGACCGTTTTCTATCTGTTTAAAATAAAATGCTCTACGGTCATTGTCGAACCATTTTGGAATTTCTTCGTTTCTAGGTAGTGGATGCATGACCATCATATTTTCTTTAAATAAACTAACATTTTCATGCGTCAACTCATAACTACCAACCGAACCTCTTTCTTTCTGTACTCTAGTAACGTACAGTACATCCGTTTCTTTACATATATCATCTGTTAAAGATGTGCTTTCTATAATTCTATTACCTTCATCATTACCAGACTTATCTATATCGTCAAATATAGGAGACGGTAGTTCCATGTCTGGAGGACTTACTAGATGTATTTTCATATTATACAATTTTAATATGTGCAATAAACTGTGTATTGTTCTTCCGTTTTTTAAATCACCCATAAGAGTGACGGTGAGTTTATCTATGTCAATTCCTTGACTATAAAATTTCTTCCAAATCGTATAGAAATCTAATAGCGTTTGTGTGGGATGTTCTCCTGTTCCATCTCCTGCATTAATGATAGGAACACCTGACACCTTAGCCGCTCTGACGGCAGCCCCTTCATCTGGATGTCTTAATGCTATTACATCAACATATTTAGAAATTGTACGAATTGTATCCTCTAGTGTTTCTCCCTTTGTAACACTTGAATATTTCACTTCATTAATAGGCAACACAGTATGACCGAGTCTAGTCATTGCGCTAAAGAAACTAGAACTTGTTCTCGTAGAAGGTTCATAAAAAAGATTAGCCAATATCTTTTGATGTTCAGGCGGTGCTGGCCGACTTTTATAATGTAATAGTATATTCTGAAAAGCCGCAGCCCTATTAAATATTTTAAATATACTTTCCTTCGTCATATCTCGCGTTGACAATAAATGCATTTTTAAATTTCACACACTCCCGATACGCAAGCTAATTCTTGTGCGCCTTCTGTCATGTCTGTGTTCTCATACTTAGATAGCAAAGACCAATCAACATTATCAGGCAATTCTTTTATCATATCACCATATGCCTTTTCATCACAATCTTGATACGGCGCTTGCTTATAGCTGTGATCACTATATGGTAAAAACGATACACCACTCATATAATCAAAGTTCTCGTATACCCACGCCCCAACAGCAAACCATTCGCTTTCTTTAACAGATATTGTCACTGAAGGCTTATGCTCACACCAATGCTTCTGATATGTGAGCCACAGTTCTAGCTGTTCTATTGCTGTCATATCATTGCGAAATACAGCATTATCTCCCGTCTTCATAGGGAAAGAAAACACATACGTATGCTCAGGCTTCGTTAAATCGTCTTCACAAGGGAATCCAGTATCAATCATCATCTTTGCGAGGGGGTCTTTCTTGTCAGCCCGCACTGTTCTTATATAGTATGGGTTATGTCGAGCGTGAATACCAGAAGCGGCATCAACTAGCTGAGAGACCGTTCCTGACGGTTTAACACACGTTGTAGCGACAGATTGTGGTATCTTCAGCTTCTTAGCCCACTCCAAATTCGTTGCTATAGATATGTTTTTAAGTTCTTCTAGTATGTCTGATAGAGGGGCGTTGCTTGATCCTTTACCGTTTGTAATAGGACTATCCATAATACCAGTAAGAGAAACACCGAGAAGTCGTTCTGCCTCGGTGTTTGTTTTCCAGTTCTTACTTAGATATTTGAAATTAGTAAGCGTTGATTGTAGCGTTCCTAGAATAGAAGCTAAACGCACCTTATCCCTAAGAGACTCGATAGTATCAGTAGCACGTACAACCACTTCAGATAGATTACAGAATTGTTTATTTCTTAGGATGATTTCTGAACATGGGTTGGTTCCAAACTCCCAGTCGGTGTCTCTTCGACCGTTACGACTAGCTTGTTGCTTGGCAGACTCACGGTTAAAGATTCCCCGTTCTCCAGACTTCGAGTCGTAGAGGGCTTTCCATTCGTCCATGAAGATGCCGATCTCCGGCTTCTCTGTATAACACGCTGAGTTATTCGCAAGGGCTCTTTGTCCGTCATTTTCCCACCATTGTCCTGATTTAGCGACACGCATACGGTCGTCGCTTAGATTTGAAAGAGATATAAGTGCCGATCTTCGTACACCGCCTACTACTACAACTTCAGCAATCTTACATACGATATCGTGACACTCTAATGAAGATAGTTTGCGGCCTGCCGCACCAGTAAATATTTTTACTACAAAGTTAAAAAGAGATTCTAAGGGTTCGGGTCCTGAAGCCCGCCCACCAAAAGTTTTTAGAGGCGAGCCTGCGGGACGTACTCTAGATAAATCCCATCGTGGAATTTGTCCACCATATAATAGATGTATAAGTTCTTTAAGAGATTTAGCCCAACCAAGCTTACTGTCAGGAACTACAATTGTCGTTTCAGTTGGATGAAACTCTTCTTCTATAGGAGGAAGTTGTGATACGTATTGACGCTCAACACTAAAGCCAACGCCAGTGCCGTTCATGAGAATATAAAGAATTTCATCAAAAGACCTCGGAGTATCAATCGCAATATAAGAACAATTATAGCCAGCTATGTTCTCACGCTTTAGTGCTTCTCCTGCGCTCATCATGCAACGCATAGAAGGCATCACACGTAAATCTAAAACTGCTTCTTCTAATTCGTCCCGCTCACTTCTTTTTAAAGTGTAATTACATTCTTCTTTTAAGTGTTCTGTAAAGAAGTCAAAATATCGACCAACAGTCTCAGGCCAAGTCTCTCTACGTTTCTTATCAGGCAACCATCTACTATATCGACTTAAATGTATATACTCTTGATATTGAGTAGGTAGATGATTACTTTGCATTTTTTTATTGCTCCTGATTAAAGTTTGTTTATTGGGGAAATGTATTACAGTTCGTTCATTATTGGAAATATATCAACTATCACTTCCGCGCACTCTTTAGCGATATCAGCATGTTCTTTCTGAGTGCCGTTAGCGGAACGTAAGTCTATATAGTGAACCCAGGATCTTAACGTTCCATTCATGTATAAACGGCTCAAAGTCAATCCCTCTGGCAGTATTGCCCTTGCTTGCTCTTTGGCAATGCCGTTTTCTATAGCCCATCTATACTCCTTTTGTACCCTGTCAATGACTTCTAGCTGTCTAACTTCCCAAGTACTTTTTATTCTAATATCATCACACTCTATGCTGTTCTGTCTGTTCTTGGGATCTTGTAGTCTAGCCTCTCTTGTTACAAATTCTAAATCTTCTGTTGGATCTGCATAGCGTTGGCTAAACTCCTGAAAGCTGAAGCTTCGGTGTCGTAACATCTGTCTCGCTATATCTCGCGTAGTCTCAATTTGAAGACAGACGCTAACCATCTCTAGGGGTGACCAGTGTTTGTTCTTGATAAGATACTTGATTAATTTGTCGCTAGTTTCAGTATTGTGTTGATTAGCAGGATTAGAAACTCTCGCACAAAATGCAATAAGCTGTTGTAGGTCGTCGTTCCCGATATCGGGAGCCTGTGAATAACTGATCAATTTGACTTGCATTATATTTTTCTCCACTCGCTCAATTTCGCTGATGCACTTAGACCAGAATAAGTGCGGTCTTTAAGAATACTCATAATATCATGCGTATCATAACCAGAGATTATCATATCATTAATATCTTTGTCTTCTATGTAGTCAGGCCAGACAACCAACTCTGATCCGCTCTGTATAACTTTTTCCATGCGTCGTATTATCTCTTTATTGCGTGGCTCGTTGTCATATACAATAACAGGTTTTGGTAATTGTAACGAAGACAAATCCGCACCAGCCATAGCAATAGAGTTATTCAGAAAAAGAGAATCTATCGGTCCTTCTACCACATATATTTTATTATTTTTGTTGACTTCATCTAGACCAAACACTTTTGGTTTAGACTCGTCTACCATGATTGTGATGTATTTAGTATTAGATTTTTTTAGTGCCCTTCCTTGAAATCCTATCAGCGTTTTGTTCTCGTCCAGAAACGGTAACACCAATCGCGGTTCGTCATACTGAACATCAAACTTGTTTGGTATAACAGTGTTGACCCACTCATAAAACTTTGGAGCAAAGAATAATTTATGATGCTTGTTTTTTGGTATAAGTCTATTGTCAACATATACCCTAGCATAATGATCGTACTTTAATTGTGATATTTTCTTGAGAGTTTTAAATTCGCTCTTGACATACTTAGGAGGTTTGCGTATAGTTACACCAGACTTAGCAGTTGGTTTTCGCTGATTGATTGAAAATCTTTCCATGAGATATTGATCATAAAGTTCTTTATCAACATCTTGTATAAGCTTCTTCAGACTTGTACCATAGCTACAGTTATGACACTTATAAAAGTAGTCTCCTGTATGCAGAAATACATAACCCCTAGCTTTAGTGGTGCTTTTTTGACTGTCACCACAGTAGGGGCATCTGAAATTATATAGGTTATCGTCCTTGCGCTTGAATTGAGCCAAGTGTATTGATAACAAGTTTAGGTATTTTGTATCGACGTAATTACTCATAAAACAGAGTATAGCGTATAAAGATTATCCTGTCAAGACATAAATCGACTAATAGCTTCGATTCCACCAGATAAAAAGAAGCCTATAACAACTGCTCCACCTACAATCGTCCACTTCCATTTCTCTAGATTAGTTAGTCTATTAGACATTTCTTCAGCATGGCGCCTTTGTTCACCACGAAGTTCTTTAATTTCTTCCATGATGATTTTGTGTGAATTTTTGATGTCTGTGTTAATTTCGTCTTTCATGTTTGATATTCTCTCATGAAGAAGCTCATAGTTTTTTTGAGATTCTATTCTACGTTCTTCCATCAACTTGAAAACTTCTAAGTTGTTAACTGGTACTGAATCAGGCATCGTCTTTTTCTTTTTGTTTATTTTCTAATGCTAGTATTCTGCTTTCAAGCTTCATAATCTTACTGTTAACGCCGGGATATTTCTTTGTCCAAGAAATCTCTTCTTTATCTAGAATATCAATTCCATATTTCTCGCTAGCCCAATAAGCAATGTCAAGATATTTATCAAAACACCACTTTCCTGCTTTCGTATCTTTAAACCATTCAGTAGTGGCAGCCCCTAATAGACTACCTGCTATGTTAGATACTAACCATAACCACATATGCTACTCCGCTTTACTATATTTCTTATGCGCTTTGTTTATATAATTTGTGAAATATTTATCAAAAAACCAAGGGAACATACCATGCAAAAATAATATATCAGCGGTGATGCCACATTTAATTGCTTCTTTCCACGCACCTTTTAAATGCTGGCAATAAGATAAGCCCTGTTCTTTAAGATGATTTTTGTTCATTACAACACTTACATGGATTTTCTAAAGTACACTCACAAGGATCACATGTGCAAGCGGGGTTAGCACATAATTCGTTGTTACAATCTACTCCAACCATTTGGTGTCTCCTTATACTCCTGGTCCTGGCCAGGATGGATCTTGTGTTTTTTCTTCACATGATACACAACGACAATAACTACAGACTTCAATTTGCCCTAATAATTCTTTTTTCCAGTTGTATTCATCTCGCATAAGTTTTATTCCACAGTGGGACGCATGACCACAGTTTTTACAATAGTTTGTGCCCCATTCATCTACCATCATTTTTTTTAATTTTAATATTAAGTGTTCTAAACAACCAAGTAAAGAAATCTTTCGGTAATTTGCTTGTCATAATAAATCTTCCTTTCTAGGTATAATGGACCAACGACCAAATAATACAACTGCATAATAAGCAGAATATATTTTCCATTTAGCAACAGAGGGTTGTGCGTCTAACATAGCGGCTAGAAATACTTTGTCTGCTACTTTTTTTGCATCATTGTATGCATTGATAATTCTATTAATGTTTAAATCTTTTTCATCTTCGTTCTCTGCACGATATTGACGTATACGTTTATACAATAGATCGTGTATGATTGCCGCTCTTGCTACATCCCAAGGCGCAATAAATGCCCAACACATTCTAGGAACAGAAGCTAAATCAGTCACAAAATTCTTCTTACATGTGATACGATTAGCTGGACACTTAACGCCAACCTTCTCTAATGCGCTCATATCAATGTCATCATTCTTATAACTTAACGCTCTCTCTAAAACCCACTTACGAGGGGGATTAAATTCCGCTGATATTTTATTATTAAACTTACCCATTTACTTTTTCTCCTCAGGTGTTACCGCTTGTTCATAGTAAACAATAATCTGTTTCTGTTGTTCTATATAGCGCCTTAGTTCAGCAAAGTTAAGTGCAAGATTTTCATAGTCTTTGACTGATATGGCAATATATGAATCAGCACCATTCTTCTTTTCATAGTCTTTAATAAAATCAGCATAGTTCACTTTGGAAACTACATAGATTTTTACATCATTTAGCTGGACTTGGCGCGGTCTTGCTACTATCGGAACTTCTTGTTTTAGTACCTTTGTGACAGTTACTACTTTTGGTTCGATCTTTCGACTGCACCCCGTTGTTATCAGGGTCAGTGATATCAGCAAGACAATCCCATAATCTATTAGTCGCATTTTGCATCTTTCTTTCTATATATTTCGGGCGTTTATTCGCCGTGTGGGTTAAATTGTGTTTCCGTAGAGTGTTGCGTAATTGATCTCCATAACTTTCTGCGGTTCGGAGTTTCTTCTGTAGACCTTTATTTAATTCCTGCATGTGTTCACGGTCATCAATCATTGTGTTGATTGTTTCTTCTTGTAACTTGGCTGCCGTCTCTAACTTAGCGTTGTTTGCAGTTAGTGTAGCTATGCGCTCTTGTGTGTCTTTATAGTATGAATACCCACCATAACCAACACCACCAAGAAGCCCTAATATAATTAACATCGCATATACTTTAACCATTATAATCCCATTCGTTTCCTTAATTCATTACGGTGTTTGATTTGTTCGCGCTTCGTGCGCCTTTCCATATATGATTTAATATACTTACGCATCTCTGCTTTACGGCCATCACGATCAATAAGAACTTGTTTTTTCTTCTTCTTTTTATCAGTTCTCGCTACAGGCACAACTGAACTATCATCTCCTGTGCCTGCTACAGAGGTTCCCGTTGCATTTGCGGGAGCGTCTTCAAAGAGTTCGTTATATTCTTTCATTTTGGCACCCTTTAATTCTTTCATATTACCTTGTATATGTTCTAACAACTCTTCTTGAGTATATGGGGTTTCCTCAGAAGATGTTGATTCTTTAATAAGAAATAACGCCGCGGCATAGGAGGCAAGTCTATTTTTACCACCAGGCAGTCTTTCTAGTAGCTTTTTAATATTAAAAACTAAACGATCAAAATAACCATAAGCATTTTGTTCTTCAGTTGTTTTAACTTCTTTGCTCTTAATACGCTTGCCGTCTTTATCAATTATGCCTAATTTATATGCTTCCGTCTTATCAAAAGGCGTAGTTAACCTTTTAAGAAAACTATAAATTAAAACAAGATCGGCTACTTTAGCTACCATTACCGTGTGCTTCCCTTAAAACGTTGATGATCTTTAAATCTAAAGGTACATCACTATCTAGTATTGTTCGTCCGTTTATTCCTTCAATTCTTTCCGGCCAATATCCTAACAACATAAGAAACGGCTTTACCATATTTAATTCATCATGTAATTTCAAACACAACATTCTTGTAGCCGCAACCGGATCAAAAACATTATATAACACCACAAAATGGTTTAAAATTAATCTATCTTTCAACTCACCCGTTTGCTTATACTTACGAAATAATCTTTTCAAGTATCGTATTCTTTTCAAGTCGTCATCAAATTCCTCAGTCTCGGTACATTGAGGGTTATCATAATATTTTGCCGCAAACAGATAAAAATTTTCATCTGTTAAATTATTCATCAGAATGTACTTAAAGCTATCCTTTTTATTGTATTAGTATCAGTTGCAATAT